AACCAGCGACTTGCCGTCGCCGCCCGCATACGCACCGTTGAAGGCGCGGTTGAGGATGTTGGCAGCGTTGGTTTCCTTCGTCTCGACCAGCGACTGGGCGAGGTGCTTGGCGTAGGTCTGGCCGATACGGATGTGATCACCGTCTTCGACGAGAACCTTCGTCAGAGCGAAGGCAAGGCCATAGACCTTGTACTGGTAACGCTTGATGAAGAGCACGCCACCGGACTGGTATGTGACAGCCGTGCCATCGGGCAGTTCCGGCGCAGCGCCGAAACCGAAGAGGACGGGTTCTTCATGATAGTTGCGCGGAATACCACGCTCTTCGCGGAAAACCTGTTTCCATTCGTCTGCGCGCTGGTCGTAGACGCCGTCGAACGCTTCGTTGAGAATCGGTTCGACGATGGAACGGAAGTCCGTACTACGCATTGGAGTAGCCATGTGCGGATCTCCCTATTAGAACGGGTTCTGGGTGGAAACGAACTGGTGCTCAGAGATCTGCACCTGAACGATTGTGTAAGCATCACCGGGGGCATTACCAATGTCCGTGGCGATACCGACAACGCGGAGCTGCGCGGCCGTGCTCGACGACGTGGAAGCGCTGATGGTGCAGGTCGAATAACCCAGACCATTATTGTTTGCCACGTTCGTGAAGTCAGCCTGCTGACCGACTTCAGCCTGCGAGATCGAGCCATCGGCCTGAATCTCGTAAACAATGTAGGGGTCAGAGGTGTAGTACGCGATGATGTCCGTCGCGCCTACGTTTGCAGGCCACGAAGGCGAAATCACCGGACGCTGCGCGCCAGTGGGCAGATACTGGCAACCAGCGAAAGCGCCGATGAGGCGTTCGCCTGCAGCAGCAACTTCAATCGTGCCATTCGTGCCGATCTTCACGGGCTGGCCCGTGTAGATGTCAGTGTTGTAGCCGCTAGTGATCGTACTAGCGACCGGACGGATAATGCCAGACGGGCTGTAGGCCGCGCGCATACCGAAGGGAGCATTGGTCGAGGACATTCTCGATTCCTTTTGCTAGGTGAGGGTTTACCCGAACTGAGGTTCGGGCGGTGCTTCACGCATTTCACTGAACCCATCATCCTCGATCATGCGGCTTTTTGAGCCACGCGCGCGCTCATTCATGGAATCCATGGAGGATGTGATCCGTTCTTCCTCACGCAGAGGCGCGTCGTGGTGCGCTTCCCTCATGAGGCGGAAATAAAGACGCTCCGGCAACTTGGCCGCAATCATCTCATTCACACCGATCAGGCCGGCATATTCGCCGGTTTTGACTGAGGCGTATTCCCAACCGGGAACTTCTTCGGGCTTAACCGGCTCGTATCCGAGACGGAAGCGGCCCTGAATAGGGTCACGCGGATTGGTCGTGGTCAACCAGCACACATGATAACCGGGGATTTCCGGCAAATCAGGGAGTGCGCTTTGATAAAACGCATCACGAAACATCTGGACACGGTCATCATCGGAAAGCTCTCGGCTCTCTGTTACGCGGCGATCATCCATCGCGCGGCTACGGCGACCCGTATCGGTCGTTTTCTTGAGGCGATCATCGTTACCAAGGTTCATAGCTCGCTCCTTTTCAGCGTGCAGATTTCAACTCACGATCCACTTCTGCATAGCGCTTCAACATGCGCTGTCGCATAACCGGATCATCCCAGTAGCCAGCATCCTTCATCGCTTGTACGCGCTCGGCGCTGACATAAACCTTCTTCGAGCCGGGGGCGCTCATTTCACGCCCGCCACCGACTGGCGGCCCGCGACGGCCACCTTTCGGCTGACTATAACCAGAATCTTCTTCTTCTGCAAAGCGGTGCGGAAGATACTTCGAAAGCCGGTTGTCCAGCTCGTCCCAATAGGCATCGCTCGACGGGTCAATGCCCTCACGAGCCAACGCCGCATCAATGGCTTTCACCACCTCTGAATCGTTGTCCTTGCCATTAGGATTGAACCACGCATTGTCAGCCGCCCACTGGCGAGCCTTCATCTCAACGACGCCGCCGTTGGCCGGAGCCTGTTGGCGGGGCTGATCAAAGGTCTGCTTGGTGCGGTTGATCTCGGCAGCGCGGGCCAGAGCCTGATCGCGCTGGCGCAGGAGTTCAGGGACGCGGCTGCCATCGCCGATCTCAATGGCCTTGGCCAGCGCCTGCTCGGCTGCCTGAACGCCATAGAGCGCCTGATTGTAGTTCTGGTCGAGGCTGCCCTTCTGGGCGGAAATAGCGTGCGTCTCGACAGCCTCAAGGCGGCGCTGAAGTTGCTGATTTTGCTCAATCAGCCACTGCATTTCTTCCTTGGTTTTGTCGCGGGCATACCGCTGGCTTTCCTTGCGGCGGCGGCGATCCTGACGCTTGGCCTCTCGGCGAGCCTCTTCTTCTTCGTTGCGATCATCAGAAAGTCGGACGTCTTCTTCTTCTTGTTGACCTTCTTCCTCTACAGGCTCATTGCCTTCGATGATCTCGATCTCTTCTTCTTGCATCTCTGCTTTTTCGGTGCTGTTCATGGCAGCCTCCATCAGACGTGGGCTTTGACTTCGAACGGATCTTCAACATCGCCAGTGATGTTCAGATCGTCGAAGATTGCGAACTGGACCTTGTCGCCATAGGCGTCGGTGGCCTTACAGGGGCGCTCCCAGCGCAGCCCGCCGTATTTCGGCACGAAGACATAATCGCCCGGCTTGCACCACGCGCCTTCCGGCCACGGTTCCATGGTGTTGCGGTTCTTGTAGGCCAGCGGGCCGATGGAGATCACCTTGGCAACACAAGTGTTGTCCAGCTCGGTGTCTTTTGTCTGATCGGAGAAAATAATGCCGCCTTTGCTCTTTGTGCGAGCCCGGCGGATTTGAACCAGAATGCGCGACCCAAAAGGTCGGATGTTCGGGTTCACTTGGGGGAAGAGTTCTTCACTCTCCGTATGTTGATCTGCTGACACGACGCTTTTTGTCATGTTCCTCGTCCTCTTCACCTTGTGCCAAGGTCTCCTCAATGACCGCGATAGCGCGACCCAGACCGGCGTAGATCCCTGCCCTGCGCCCGTACTCGAATATCGAGCCGTCGCCGGGCTGCTCCATAGTTTCATGGGCTACCCGAGATTGCTCTTCGAGTAGCCGCTTGATGATGATTTCAATCATATAGAAGCCTTGTCAATGGTTATTTTTTCCCATTGAAGGACATAAGTCCTGACTTCTTTCCCTTGTCGCTCATGCCCGAAAGATTCTTGTGGATACCGTAGGGCTTGTGCGGCTTGACCATGTCGCCGGTCATGTTCTTCGACGATCCAGCCGGCGCGTCATTGACGGGGAGCCCCATTGCGAGGCGCTTATGCTGCGGGAGAAGGCTGTTATCCATTTTACACCTATGGGTTGATGCCACGGCCGGTTGAATAAGGTGTCTTTATGCCCTGTTCGGCCTCAAACACGGCAAGTTCCTTTGCGGTCAGATTGTCTTCGCGGTTCATAGCTATCTTCGCCGCGATCTCTGCTTCCTTCTCTTGCTGCTTGATCACATCAAGCTGCGCTTCGCGGTCGAGGCGTGCCTGATCAAGGGCAAGCTTGCCCTGATCGTATGCCGCCTTGCGCTCGGTTTCCGCCTGCAAGAGCTGTGCGGGATCGACAGGCTGCTTCGGACCCATCTGGGACATAACCTGCATGGCCTGCTGAATGACAGGCGGCACGCCGGCGAGCGTCTTCTGGATCTCGGGCATGAAGCGCTGCGATGCCATCGCCAGTGTGCGATCCATCTCTGCCGACACCTCTTCGTCTTTTTTCTCAAGGAAGACGTCGAGAGGCATGCCGACTGCCATGCTGGTGCCCTCATACATGCTGAGAGAGTACCAGTACGCCATGTGCTCTTTGATGTGCTGCAGGACGCCCGGAATGAAGATAGGCCCGATGAGCGGGTTCATGCCGAACATCGGGCTTTGCAGATAATCCAGATGCACCTGCAGATGAGCCAGATGGTCCTGCATCGGGAATGCAGCAACCGGGCGGCCGAGCGTCAGTGCGAGGTTTTCGTTGACCGCGTTCAGCTCAATCGGCTCTGGCTGCTTCTTCAACAGCGACTTGTAATCCGGCACCTTGAGCTGCGATAGGATCAGCTCTTCGACCTTGTAGGGGTCGTAGATGTTTGGCTGCGCGGCTGCACGCTGCGCGACCGCCTGAACCTGCGCAAAGCGCTGTGCTTCCGAGAAGATGTTCGGGTCCGAAACCGGGATGACATCCATCGGGCCTTGGAAGTCCTCGGCCTTGCACATTTCTTCGCCGGTGACCTTCTCGATATAATCATCGGTCAGGTTCATCTTGTTCAGGCGATGCAGAACGCGAAGCGTCATCTGCATTGAATTGTGCAGGCGAGCATGAATGGCCGAGAAGACCGTCATGCCCTGTTCCATCAGCGCCAGCGTAGTGCCGACAGGCTGGTTCGGGTTCTGGTCCTGCATCTTCTCAAACGTGGTGCGAACCACGCCGCGAGCAGAATCGGTCACGAAACCAAGCAATGCGAAAAGAACTTGATTTGGCGGGTTAAACGGAACCGGCATCGCGATCTTGCGGATATCATCAACGCCAACGCCGCCTTCGATCTCGGTGACCTGCGTCGGCTCAATACGATCGGACTGGCCGCCGCGCGACCCGCCCTTCAGCTTGAGCATGCCGGGGAAGTTGTTGATGTGCGCGGAATCCAACAACGCGCGCAAAGCGCCAGTGGCTGCTGCCGACAGGCTGCCGATCATGTGCGGCAGGCCGATTGGATAAGCACCACGCCACGGCACAAACGGGAATTCAATGATGTGGATCAGCTCTTCCTGATTTTCATCATCTGGATCCCAGTTGCGATAGATCGCCAGAACTTCTTTCGTCGTGTGATCGACGGTGACGATGTAGGGCGCGAGCCCGAAATTGTCTTCGAAGTCGAGATAGCAATAGATCTCGAACACGGTGCGCAGGCCGTCTTCGTTGTAGGACGTCTGCTCGCGGCCTTCGATCTTGTTGTTGGCCTTCTGCGGGCCAGTCAGCTCGGGCTCCTGCGGCGCGACAAGGTTGATGTCGCGATACATGCCAGTGCCGACACGCTTCTCGAATTCCATCTTGGTGATGTACTGCACATGCGTCTTGCGCTCGGCGCTGTAGAAGCTTGTGGCGCTGTAGGGCAGGTAGACATCGTCAATCGGAATGAAGAGCGACATGGGACGGTTCTTCTGCTCGTCCCAGATCATCTTGAGGTACTGCGCGCCACCCAGCGGCACCTGTGTCAGAAGCTGCTCCATCTCTGGGCGGAACTCTGTCATCTGGTGCGTGAGCTGCCAGTTCATGAAGCTTTTGACGCGCTTGGCCTTCTCCAGCTTTTCAATCGTGATCTCGCCGGGGATCTGCTCCTTGACCGGGCCATTGGCCGGCAGGATTTCCTTGCCAACGCGGGAAGAAAAATCGACGCAAGCCTCGGTCAGCATCGGGTGCACGACCTTGCTTGCGCCTTGGAAGTTAGCGCCTCCGGGCGCATCGTCGCCAAGTCCAGTTCGGCGAAGCCCTTCTTCGTATTGCTTGTCACGAAGGGATCTTGCTTCCTTGTCTCGCTCAATGAATTCAAGAAGCTGCGACGAGATCATCATGCGATCATACGTCGGCATGTCTTCGGCGAGATTGGAATAGAATTCGGCCTTTTCGGCCTCTTCGGGCTGGTCGAGCGTCACAACAGCAGAGCCGTCGTCGTTTTCCTCGACGTCAAGCTCGTCCTGATCCATCTCGACTTCTTGACCCAGATCTTCGTCTTCCATGGATTAACCCTTGAGCCCAGAGAGTGGCGGCATGCCGAGAGAGTACCCTAAATTAGGGTTTTGCGATATCGGCGCGGGGACAGGCGTAGCATTGACGTTCTGTGTTGCCAAGAACGGGCTATCTGGCGTCAACGTCGGCGCGGCCGCTGCAGGAGCGGGTGCCATTGGCGAAGCATGTGGCGCATCTGAGCCAAACAGATCAGACGCTGGCATTGCAGGCGGTGCCGCAATTGCCCCAACAGGCCCCTGCCCATCGGTGTAGGCCATTGTCGGATATGATGCCACGGTTGGCTGCG